GCTTCCAACTCCAACTATCTCTAGTTCGGGTGGAGTTGTGTAATTTTTACCTGGATTACTTATAATTACATTAACTATTTTTCCATCTACTATTACTGGTGATAAAGATGCATCACTTCCAGTTAACAAAGATATTATTGGTTGTCTTTCATAATTTATGATATTACTTACTCCATATCCAACACCACCATTTCTTATAAACACATTAGTAACACTACCTTTTACTAATACTTCGGCTGAAGCTTTGTAATAATCTGGAGTAATATTTGTGTTTCCAATTGAAACTGTATTACTAATTTCTACTTTGATATCTGGATATTTAAATACATGTGTGCCAACACCAACACTAGAAATATTTTCAAATATTTTTTTATCAAAATTTAAACTCGTAATGGTTGATATTGTTCCAGCATCACTTAATTTAAATTTATTTTCATCAAGAATAGTAACTTTATAAAGTTTAGAGGTTGATAATCCAGAAATTTCAGTTCCAGTACATGTATATTCTACGTTATCCCCATCTTTAAAATTATGATTTTTTGCATAGATGTAATTGTTAAAAGTGTTTATTCCCACAAAAGTTTTGAACACATCTTTTTTATTTGATGGTGGATATTCTTGGGATAATATTGATACTCTTTTATTGCTATAAGAAGAACCAGTGTTTAAAACACTAATTCTATCAATTTTTTTCCTTATTTTTTTGGAGGTAAAAATATGTGAATTTGTTCCAAACTGTAAAAATTCTATTAAATTGGATTTGTTTAAGGCATTACTTTTACTAATTGCAAGACTAAAAGAATTTTCGTCTATTTTTGATATAAAATACGAAGTGTTTGGTGATAGTAAATCTGTATTGAAACCAACATTTACACCAGTGTTAATACCTATTGGATCTCCAGTGGTAGAGTATGTAACCTCTTCCCCATCAGAAAATCTATGCTCACCTAAAAATTTATTATTAGATATATCGATATCATTTCCTATGAATGATTTAGAGTAAGTATATCCTCTCATTTTTGCTTCACAAACAGCACCAGATCCATTACCTCCAGTTATTGTTACCACTGGTGTTTTTGGGTAATCAAATCCTGAAGAATTTAATAATACCTCTTCAATTTTTCCAGAAAAATTAACAAAAGATATGCAACCACTACCACTATCATCTGTTATTGATATTGATGGTGGATTTACAACATTAAATTGTGATCCAGAATTTGCAACATTTATGTGATCAATTTGTCCATAATAAACAGAATCATTAGAAATAGGTGAGTGTAGTTCAATTCCATTTAATGTTACACCAATAGCACCCTCTATTTTTTCATTTCTAGTATTTAATTTTGGAGTTTTGTATATTCTTTTAAAATTATTTTGATTTTTTAATTTACCACCCTCATATAGTTTTGCTGGTTTAATTATATGATTTAAAGTTTTAATTTCTCCATCTTCACCAGTATATTTTACTGTCTCAATTTTATTATCATATAAGTTAGAAAGACTTGTAGATAATCTAATATTATCAACATCTACAACATTTACATAATAATATCCAGTGCTTATTCCAGACACACCATGTCGTGCAGTTGATCCAACACCTACTGTATTCAAAGTAAGATGAACTCTTTCTCCATTTATAAAATTATGATCATTTATATTAATCGGATCTAAAATTTGATCACCTGTTCCTAAACCAACGAAAGAAAAAGTTTGAGATCTATCAGTTACATTAGTGATATCGCCCACAGATTCTCCACTACCATCTGAAAAAGAAGGGTAACCAGAAAAAGATACGTAAGTATTTTTTTCATCATCCAAAAAAGTATTTTGAATATTCGATAATAATGATTTAATACCAAAATTATCAGATGCGTAAGTTACAATTTTTTTAATTACGAACTCTTTTCCTTCATCTCCCTGTATTTCTGATGGTGCTGTTATCGATAAATCATCAGCAATAGTATCAATTCTAAAATTAGAAACTGTAGGACTTCCTACTTTCTTTGGTGTAATTGTAACAATATCATTCTTTTTTAAGAAATGAGGTACTTTAGTCACTAAAAATCCTTGACTAATTTGAGCGTCAATATAGGATAGATTATTATAAAACCATGTATTAAATTTTTTATCGTTCAAATCAACCTTTTCACCAAGATGTTTAACTCTAATTGAATCACCATCATCAAAATATTTCGTAGTATTTTTATTATCAGAAGCTTTTGATATAGATCCCACAAGTCTCATCTGACATACCCTAGTCAAATCATCATCTTCATATCCATATAAAACATTATCATCAACAATTAAATCAGACTCTTTTAATACAGTGGTAATTCCAACACATCCAAAAAATTGATTGCTAGATTTTGAAGTATATGTTGCTTCTTGGTAGATATTGTCAGCATCTTTGTAGAAAAAGTTACCATTTTCTCCAAATCCAACTGTGGAATCTACTGTGGCAACTTCAGTTGTAGATCCAGTTCCTACTACTTTTGTTTTTGATGGTACTGTAAAAGAATTAGTTATAGTATCTTTTGAAAAAGATATTTTATAGTATTTTTTATTTCCTATAAATTTAAATTCAACATTTGAAACAGACCCAGTAGCAGTAGGATTAGTAAATGAATTTTCGTATATTGTTCGTCCAATTAATTTTGTAGGATCACCAACTTCCACTTCAACTATAATATCATCCGTTATATCCCAATCAGCCTCAGATGGCATAATGGTGTATTCAAACGGTTTTATGATGTCAATCTGTTTTCCAAATAAAACTTGAAAAAGTATTTTTAATGATGTATCAGTTCCCTTTGAACTGTAAAAATCTCTAGCCCTTGATAAAATATTTTCTACATTTAGACCATTTGTAAATTGTTTTTCTTCTAATCCAACTAAAAATTGACGTTTGAATTTTTTATAAAATTCTGATATAAAAATAAAACCTAAATTGATAACTATTGTATTTGCATCATGTGAATTTGCCTCTGTTTCACTAAATGTCAAAAATTCAGGGTTACCTACTGATTTAATATTGGATATACCACTAAAACCACGGACACATCCTAAAAATGATGTAAGTGTTTTACTAGTATATGTAATTATTTCATCATTAATTTTTAAAAGTCCATATTTCTCTGGAAACCCTTCAGTTGTACTTACATTAATAATATCATCATATGCAAAAATTTCGTTTGTTAAAGTGATTGGAGATATTGGTTTAGTTGAATTTGGTAATGTTACCGTTTGATTCTCAACCAGAGAAATGTTTGATAAAGTTGATATTTCTTTAAAAGATGGTAAATTTTCAGATAGATATGTAGATCCATACTCACGTTCTTCAGATTCGTAGTATTGAGTTAGAAACTCTTTGAATAAGGGATTATCTGCTTGTATAAAATCTGGTATTAGGGTACCAAGGATATTTGAAATTTTAACTTTTTTATCAGACATTTCTTATCTTGTATATTTTTTGTTGCTGATGAAACTAGATGGTGCAACATAATTAGTTGCTGATCTATTGGAACCTGAAACTATCACATCCTCTAATAAATTTAACTTACTGTTTCCCTTAGTATCTAGCACTATATAAAGATTCTCTTTTGCGACAATATCATTGGATTCTGGGGTAACTTCAATTTCAATTCGATTATCTAAGTTTGATGATGTAAATGTTACTGGAAATAAGTTTATTTCTCCTTTTAAATAATCAATTGTTCCAGCATTTTGATTGACATAGTTAATAATTCCATTTTCAAAGGTAAAAAACTTGATTATTCCTGTTGCCTGATCAGAATTTGGAAAATCAGTTAAATATAGGTCACCATCAACTCCACTTATCTTAAATGCGGATGAACGAACATTAAATCCTTCTAAATCTGCATGAAATTGGTTTCCATAACAAACTTCGTATGTGGCAAGTTGATTAAAGAGAGGAATTAAGTTTCTTCTCATGACAATAGTTGTGATATTTGAAGTTATTCCCGTATCAACTCCATCAATAACGGATAATAATTTACTATACTTCAATCTTCCCCCAAAAGAGTTAATATCTGCAGATTTACCGTATGTTTCAATGGCTGAAGCAATTCTAGACTGCAAATTTAACTTATCTGAGATGAAACCAGTATCATATGAGACTGTTGTATTATATTCAACATACAAATACATCAAATCTAGAAATTCTTGTTTGATTCCTGCTACTGTGTATTTTTTCAAATCATTTTTAATTGAATCTTTAGTTACAGCAGACAAAAATTCTCCATTTTTTGGTTTAACAGTAATATAAACCTTACCAAACTCAGGTGGATCAAGTTCTTCACCACCATATGCGGTTACTGAATCAATATTTGGGTACAGGAACGGAATTAGACTCGTATAATCATTAGGTGTAACTGCTCTATACTGGGATGCATAGACTCTTGGAGCAAGATATTTGATATTGTCTATAGATTCTATCGAATCTCCGTTTTCTGATGCTTGTAGGGTGGTTATAGTGGATATATTACTTCGAATTTGTTTAGTACTGCCATCAAAATATGTCAGTCTTCCAGAAAAACTAAAATTACTTGCATTGTTACCATCTTTTCCATTTGTAGTAATGTAACTTACTGTAATTGTTGCTCCATTTGCTGGTTTTCTACCTACAATGTTATCACCAAACATAATTTGGTATCTTTCATCAGAAACTTCTTGTACTAAAAACAATCTTGAACTAGAATCAACGTCAAATATGTTTGTATATGGATTGTAAGCTAATGATTGACCATTTTCACTAACTTGAACACGAATTGAAGATGTATCTATGTTCTGATTTGGAAGAATGAATCTTTGATTAGTTTGGGAACTATCAACTTCAAACGTTTTTGTTAAATATGTCCCTTCAAAAACTGAAATATTGTCAAAAGTAGCAATTCCTGAACTAGTTGGACTAACTGATATACTCTCTGGAATTGAAAATATGTAATTTCCCCCTTGAACTGCCCCTAATGCAACTATACCTGCGTTTAATTTCACACTATTTGCGTCTAAACCTGCAGTATCAACTGTAAAACTAATTTGTGCAACTGCTGATTTAGTCGATCTTGGTACATATCCTATATTTCTTGCTAATGAAACTACATTTTCACGTAAAACTGCACTATCAATAAAAGATTCATTGATAGCCATGTTAGTGTTATAGGACGTAATATAAGAATTATATGCTAAAGTATCAATTAATATAGAAAAATTAGATCCCTCGAAGTCAAAATCACTAAAATTTGAGTTAGATCTCAAATAATCTTTGATTTGAGTCCTTAAAGTATTAAAATCGAGGTTAGTG